AACAACTGGGTCTCCAGGCACACCACTAGGATCAACAACTGGGTCTCCAGGCACACCACTAGGATCAACAACTGGGTCTCCAGGAACACCACTGGCATTCACAGCGCCGTCAGACGTATCCTCTGGAGCTCCTAGGAGTATTGAGAGAGAGCTAGAGGAGAACCCTTGAAGAGGGTCGAAGAGTCGTGTCCCAAGTGTATCGGCAAGCATAGTCGTGTTAGGACCAGGAGCTATACCTAGGTCGAGAATAGCGTTCAGACGTAGGACCCCATTTAGATCATCAGCCTCTTCAAGACCTTTAATCCGAGCGTTGATAGTCTGTAGTTCACCTTCTTCTAAACCAGGAACTTTGCTAGCTTGCAACTCCTGGATCATACCTTCAAGGTTATAATCATCGTTAACAGTTTGCATGTGCGCTCGGAAGTCAGCAGCTCTCATAGGCTCAGCAGGAACAGCAGCTGTAAAGTCGTAAGTCACTCCACCTTCGTTAGAACCTTGAGCCTGAATAGGTAGGTTCAGACTAGCCATAATCTGGTCACCAGTCATACCTCCAACAATCTGTCGGTTGTATACTTCGTTAGACAGAGCTTCATCAACGTTGAGTCCAAGCCACGAACCAATAGACCTACGACGAGATGTCACTGGGTCTGTATCATTAGGCATAGCTTGGGCAGTAGGTAGGATTGAAGCAAGGATTTCCTCCATAGAGGCCTCGCTACGGTAGTCAGCAGCGATAGACATCATATCGTTAAGGTTGTTTCCTGTAATTCTGTTATCATCTTTAGTGTCAGAGTACACCATCATCAACCCTTGGGGGTCCATCTCCAGTGTACCAAGGACTGTACGCTCATCAGCACCACGGCGGATAAGACTAGTAGCTGCTCGTTCGTAAGCACTACGTTGCTCTTGGATACCAGCTTGACGTTTGAGACCCTGCTCACGTAGGTATGTACGGTCCTCGTCTACACGAGCACGGATGTATTGCTTCTGATCTGTGATGTCATTATTGAGCTGACCAAAGAACCCTGCTGCTGAAAACCCCATTATACTTCCTTCCGTGACATCAAGCCACCACGCTTAGGTTTATCTTCCACCATCATCTCAACCTCAGGCTCAGCCTTCATAGCTGACTCCGTGTCATCACCTTTGAGTTTACTCTCCTTTAGACCAGAAATAGCACCAGACAAAGCGATACTCTTAAGTACGTCGTCATCGTTATCTTCTTCAAAGAACTCTTTGAACTCTACATCTTCTTCCTCTAGCAGGTTAACAATGTAGTCTTGGATAACCGGTGCAATCATCATAGAGATGTCAATGCTGTGGATGCCTTGGGCTACGGCACCTGTGAGCACTAACTCTGTAAGCATGGATACAGGTAAGCCCTGTCCAACACCATCCAGGATACTGTTGAGAACCTTAGGAGTACCAATACGTGTGAGGTGATGAACGATAGCTTCATCTGGATTAGAAGTCTCAGGTGGTCGCTCCCAAGGTGCGTTCTTAGGTTCGTTCGTTAGAGACTGACCAGGGATCGGTGCATCAAATTGTTTCATTTTATAGTTCCAAACATTGTTTGCCCGATAAGCATTGAGTCCTGTGCCGAAGTAAGGTCGTCAAGGAAACCTACGTTGGTTCCTTCTCCGTAAGCAGCTCGGTTAGCCGCTGTAAAGTTCAACCAGTTCTGCTCTGCATAGTTAGACAAAAGAGGAGTGATGGTGGACTCAAAGGTGTTAAGGTCTTCACCGTTGTTGTTAAAGGTTCGATACATGTCACTTGGACCAGGATTGTTAGCTGTGCCTGTGACAGCTTGGAACTGGTTACGTGCTTGTACTACACTCGTAACTGTATCACCCCACTGACCGTTCTTAACTCTGTTTAAGATAACGGACATGACAGCAGCTTGCTCATTAGGGTTACTAGACGCCTCAGAGTATGTAGTCCGAAGCAGTTGGTCCCACTCAACGTCTGACAGTGGACGACCAAGGTAATCCTCAGCGCCTGTACGTCCGCCAGCTCCACCAGGTCTACCTTGGCTCTCGTCCCAGCGTGTAGCAGGGCGACGACCACCAGAGTTAGTCTCAATAGGATTCACGTCCATAGCGCCTGTAGTGCTTTGCTCTCTGCTTGCTCTCTCAGCACGTAAAGCTTCAATCTCCCCAGCCCATGAGTTCACCCTCTCCGCAGGGTTGTACTGCGCTTCCTGTGCTTTACCTGCTCGTTGGAGCGCGCGACTAGTCTCGTCCTGTGACCTAGCAATTTGACGTTGAGCCAAACCACGACGCTCCTTAGAGGCAGACACGGTGTCTACTCTGTTGTAGTTAGAGTTTCTGCGTGCACGAAACTGTTTGATTGAGTTCTCGATCATCTTCTATTCCTTATCCAAATAGGAGTCTGCTTGCGATGCTACCTAAGAAAGCACTGGTCTGTCTATCATCCGCCATCTCCTCTTGTAGTTTTAGAGCCTCTAGCTGACCTTTATCACCTAGTTTTGCAAGCATGATAGAGTTAGCACGGTCCAGCTGACTTTCAGAACCTTTGAAAGCAAAGTCCATCAGGTCTCGTTCCCTCTGCCAAATCTGATCAAGAGCTGCACCAGTGATAGCGTTGGTGTTCTTTGTATACTCTAGGTTAGAAATGTTCTGAGCAGCAGTACTGGCAGTAGCTACTGTTTGACGCCACTGAGCATTAGACTGAGAAATGACAAGAGAGTTCTGAGCATTAAACTGATCTCTCTGAGCTGTAATTGTTGTGTTAAACTTCTCCATTGCGTTAGTTTCCCCAGAGTTAAACTGCATAATAGCATTTACCTGAGCAGCATTGAACTGTGAAGCAGAGGCTTGGAGGTTAGAGAAGAACTGATCTGTTTGATTCTTGCTTGTAGCATTAAACTGAAGGGAAGCATTGGTTGCAGCTTGGTCAGTAAACAAGGAAGCAAGTCTCTGTTGAGTTTTAAAGATAGTAGTCTGTTGTTCGTTGTTTAGGTTTTGCATCTCAAACTGTGCAGTAGTGTTTGCATCTTGAGAAGCTATACCAATGGCTGACTCCATAGCGGCCTGTACGACAGCAGCACCAGCAATACTGGAGGCCCCCATGCCACGAGACTGCATGACACCCATAGCTTGCCGCATTGCCCCTGAGGCCCACACAGGAGTCTCTCCACCTTCAAAGTCCTGCATTAGTTTAGTGAGCTGACCTTGGACTGTAGCTTTGGCAGAGGGTTCAGCAGTAGCAGCCTCAACACTATCAATGATGCCTTCTGCCTCAGCGGAAGCAAGAGCAGCTTCCATCGTATTAGTGACAAGAGGTTCAGGTACTTCAGCAGATTTAATATCAACAGGAGCTACTGTTTCTGTAGCAGCAACAGGTGCAACCGGAGCTTGACCAATAGCCGTGTCTATAAGTTGACCAGGGGTAATAGCTGTAGTTGCCACAGGGGTTTGTGCAGCAAGAGTACCTGGGGCGGTATTAGCTTTAACAACCATACCTTGTTGAGCTTGTTGAACCTCCTCCCGTACTACAGCGTTAGCAGCAGTTTCTTCCTGCTCAGCAGTTTGCAGGTCAATAATCAACTGGTCAACCTGCGGCTGTAGCGACGGGTTAGTCACAAGCTGTGGTGTTAGGGAGTTAAGTTGGGCCTGAATAGTTGCGACTGACATTAGCTGTAACCTCTTTGTGACTTAGTATAGTCCATTGTTGCTTTCTTTACAAGAGCTATTAACTAACATTAGCGTACCACCTGTACAAAAATGTTCTCTGGGTTTACTGCTGCTCCGGTGTCAGAATTCCTAACGGCAATAACGAATTGAGTAGTTGATATAATTGTTGTACCAAATACCGGGAGACCTGTACTTGCGCTGGACGAAACGTTAACCGAATAATTTGCATCAGGCATGGCGGTTGCCATCGTGAATGTAAAGTTACCAATTGCACTTCGGGATATAGCTAGGTTACCAAACGCTCTTGCTGTGCCATCAACACCGTTAAAGTTACCCCATGCTCTGACACCGTAAACTGGGGCTGAACCTAAAGCTACAAAAGACGAGCCGTTTATAGAATCAACATTTAACGAGGTAATACTGGCACCAACAAATGACCGACGGTTTACACTCCGAGCGCCTTCGCTTTCGTAGCGCCCCAACGTCCATGCGGGGTTAAACCCAATGGAGTGTGGAACCATGCGGTTGTTTACACAGTTGTTAAATATGTGATCCGACTGGTAACTGATCGCAACACCCGCTGTTGTCATTTGCCCTGTATCGCAATTTGTAACCGAAAGCTGCCCTCCTGTTAACTGACGAATGAACGGGTCAGAACGGGTACCTGTAGTAGGCCATAGAAACGTTGCCGCGTTAATAGTGAGTTGCCCAGCACCGACAGTAGCAAACGATCCTGTAACTAATTCACTTTGTAGTCTACCTCCGTTAAGACGCAAGACTCCATTCAAGAACAAAATCGCGTCTGGTGTACTGGATCGAATATCAGCACCATACATTGTATGATCGCCCCCAGCTACCAGAATAGTTGGCTGGCTTTCTCCCTCTATCTTGCTGGAATAAAACCCGAGTATCGTCGATTTCCCGCCGCGCAATTCCAGATACGATCCCGGTGCATCCATCGACGCTAGTGCTACTTGGTATGTAATGTCAGTGGAAGGTATATTATTGCGAGCAGTTACAGCCGTCAGAACGGAGTTAGCCCCCAATGCTCCAGACACCGATCCTGTGATAGTGTCAGTTGTATTGAATGTACCTGTAGTACCTCTTAGGCGAAGAACCGTTCTTGGCCCCGCTATCACGTCCACTAAGACACCTGTTGCGCCACTGGTTGCTTGGGTCAGGGTCTCACCCCGAGACAACCACCCTACGTCACCAGTGCATCTCAGTTCTAGTTGTTGTTCGCGTCCGAGAACCATACGAGTCTTGTGGTTCATGATTCCACTAGCGTTTAGCCCATCAACTTTTTCCCCACGGAAACCTACAGTGCGTCCATCTTCAAAAATAGAACGCAAATTAGGAAAACCAGTGATCTCAAACGACCACGAGCGGTTGCCTCTAACCGTTACAAAGTCAAACGCCCCGTCGATAAATAGGCTTTCTCCAAAACAACACAGTTCGTTGTCTTCAAAGACTGTGCCGCCTGGATTAGAAATCCTAGAGGAGTCCCGCGCGTCGATACCATTGATTGCCCCAACAATTCGCAGTTGTCTAAGGGTGCCTCGCGCGTTGTCTCCGTATTGTAGCGCCCACGGATAGCGGATTAGATCATCGCGACTGTCCGGGGAAGAAGGTTGGTCCATGTAAATAGTAAAGCCACCGAGGGTAGCGCCCGGTTCCGCAGGTTGTGTGTAAATGCAGTGATCGGTTGACATGTCAAAGTTGGACAGGATTGCAAAACCGCAATTTCGACGCTGCCCTGCCAAGGGCACAATCTGCACGCTACTACCAATGGTGATACTGCTGTCAATTCGCAGAAATCCGGTGAGGTTGATACTCCCGGTAAACCTAGTAAAGATGTGGTTTAGCTGGGCCGCAGTGTCAGGCTGTGACGCCATGATAGTACCGACTGTGGCAGGGGGTGAAAATCTAAACTCATGTTTTTCTATACGTCGAGGTTCTAGACCCCAATGTTCGAAAAACGCATTTTGCTGTGTATCAGGTTCCCACCCAGACATGTCGGGGATTAGTGTAGATGAAGCTACACGGCGCACACCAATCAACTCACCCTGAGGTGTAACCCAAGAGATATGCTGTACGGTAGAGGGTAGTTCTGGAATAGCTGTAAGTGCAGCAGCTCTACTGGCGTAAGGTGCTCCAGAAAAATCACCATTTACCAGAAAACTACCGCTGGTATTTACTCTTACGTGCCCCGCACCTACGTTTGATAGGAATAAATCCCCGTTTGTACCGGGAGCACGCCCTAAACGCGCGCCAAAAGCACCCGACAGAGCCTCACCGTATGAATGAAAGTCTATGAATGACGGTCGATCACCGCTACCGTAGAGGCCTAAGTTAAGACTCGAAAGACCTTCGCTTCGAAGGGATTGCAGGTTCAGCGTAGTTCGCATCTCTTCCGCGTCTGCATCGCCTACGAGAGTTTTACCAAAGGAACTAATAGTTGTGTTAGGAGGGAGAGTAAGAGTCTTGATGTCTACGTCTACTTCTGAGTCCATAAGAGCACCAGCTTCAACTAGGTCAAGCTTAGAGCCGTCAGCAGCTACGTCCCTTCCGTCAACTGTCCCACCAACCACAATGTTTGTTGTAATATTGAGGTCGTCAACATAAGCTGTCCTCCAGCGTACTGCTGTTTTACCTAGGTCATACGTGCTGTCAGTCTTAGGGGAAAAGTCACTTGGCCCCCCTACAAAGTCTTGAACAGGACCAAACACAGTAATAGCTCCACCTTCTGACGGAGTACCATTGTGTGTGTGTCCTGTCGAAGCTACAAAAGCAGCGAGGATAGCATCGAACTCACCGTCTAGGTCAGTGGCATTGATGACACCTCCGTTCGCAATGTTATTTGTTGTGTCGTTTCTAACGTAACCAGTTCCCATTTTATTTCCTGTCTTCATTTGAGTATTCAAGTATTGCTGTGTCTAGTACAAAAGGAGGTCCACCTTCAAACTCGTACTGTAAACTTACTGTAAAAAAAGAACCCACTACTCCCTTTTTTACAGAGGTGTCAGGGTTACCACCGTAAGTGTCTACACCGTATATAGCTGCACCGTACTTTGAGAAAAACCCCCCACCTACTAACGGGAGTGATACAGGTTGTATCTTTCCTGGTTTATTAAAGTCGTACCTCAAAGTGAGAGTACCAGACACAGAACCCTCAGGGTCAAAGTATGTGTCCACCTTATAGGCTGTCTTACGAATAGCAGGATCAGATACAGCCATAAAGGGTGTGTAGTAAAAACTTACAATAGGTTCACCATCAAATGTACTCCCAGACTCTAAAAGGTATACGTGTTCATCGTCGTTACTAAACAAAGAAACCTCTGCATCCGCTACGTATGTAGACGAAGACCTGTAAGCTTTAATACCCTGAGAGGTTCCCCAGTTTATACTCTGTGAGTTCTGGTCTAGGAACTGAACACCTATGTAGCTTACAGAGTTTTCTTTACTTAAGTTTCGTTTATACTTAAAGATACGGTACTGGTTCTTCTCTCTAATAACAGTTGAGGTGTACTCAGCAGAGGTTTCGATGTAGGACACTACGTCTTTTTGTATTTGGCGTGATGCCGACGAAAGGTTAAAGTCGCCAATACGTTCAGTAGCACCAAGAAACCTAATACCGTCTGGCCCTAGAAAAATTACATCACCACCGACTTCTTGTACCGTATCACCTGCTACGCACCCTAAGTCATTTGTTACAGAGGTTAGTGTAAAGTCAGACTGGCTTGCACCAAGGAGTTTACGTATATCTGTTTGAGAGAAGTTAATTAGCTGCTCTCTAAAGGTAATTAACCCTGAGCAACTAGAGGGTAACCTATAACTCCCTGCTCCGTTAGCACTCGCGAAGTCTTCTTCTGCAAAAGGAGCACTGTAAGATACTAGGTCCTCTTTAGCAAAGAAGAGATGGTTCTTAAACTCCTCCACAAACTGAGCACCTGTAAGGTCAGAAACACCTTGTATCTTTTTATAAGTAGAGTTCGTAAAGACAACTGGGTTATTAGTTGAGTCTACCATAGCAGTCTTAAATGTACCGTCAAAGTTAAACTCTTTGAACCTTGCTCTTGTTCCTCCTGTGTGGGAAGAACTTAGAAATGTAACAGCGGCGTTGTCTGCTGGTGAGGACGCAAGAGCAGGTGCAATAGTTAGGGTAGCTGTTCCAGAAGAAACAGTGGGTAACTCTGTTACAGTGTATACAAGCTCTACCCCGTCTATACTAAAGGTGTCGCCTACTTGAGGTACTGAAACAACATCATCAACAGACAGTGTTGTACCTGACTGTGAACCAGAAGAAACAAGGGGGGAGCCATAAGTTGGGGTGTTTACCTTAGTCCAACCTAAGCCACCACTACGCCATACTGCGCCACCCCTGAGGACGTAAGCAACCTTATCTGCTGCTGAGTAGTACACACCTTCAATGCGTGACTGACCAAGGGTAAACGTAACCACAGCTTTATCCGCAGGGCTAGAGTCTAGTGCAGGTGTGATTGTTAAAGTAGCTGACTTGTTGGCAGAACTAAAAGACACAGCTGTAACCGTGTACGTCCCTGTAACTCCTGCTACAGTGAATGTGTCACCTTTAGAAGGGGACTCATGTGCGTCTGCTACTAAGAACGAAGTACCAGTTTGACCAGAGCCTTGAGCTACCACAGAACCGTACGCAGGCACAGGGTTAGCGTCATACTTAGTGAAGCCATTGATACGACGGTAACCACCCTGAGTAGACGGCTCAAAGTTCTGTAAGAGACGTGCTGACCCAGGCATCTTTAGACCTTGCTGTAACCTCGATAGGTTAGAGACAAGGCCCCCAGAGAGTTCAACAGGAAATGTTTCCCAGCGAATTGGCATTAAAAGTTCCCTGTAGCTGCTCGTCTTGTTTCTATTCTTGTGTCACGTACATCTTCGTAACGGTTAATGTACACCTTACGCATCTGCTCAATCTGGTTAGCAAACTTAGCGGAAGCTCTGTCTTGACTCTCGGTATCTGATTGGAAGTTGTATACGTAAAGAGAAGCACCCTCAGTGATAATGTGACGGAACGCAGGGGGCAGAGAAGGTACGTCACTAAAGAGAATAAGGTCTACTGGCAGTGCGTAGTACTCGAAGACAACATCGTACGCTTCATCAGGAGAGGGGTAAAGAACAAACTCCTGGTTAGGTGTTCGGATTACTTTACGTGGTACACTTCTGATACTAGTGTCTACTGTGTTGTATTCATCGTCGATGTGCTTATGGAGGTACTGTTCGTAGTCCATTTGACCTAGGTGTACTGTTGGGTTACCAAAGGTGTTGTTACGTTTAATACGAAAGACATTAAAGTCAACAGACTTAGCATTAGTTGGGTAGGGATAACGCATAACCCCAGGGGATAAAGTTTGTTCTTCTTCGATAAAGTTAAACGGCCAGTTAAATTCTTGCTGGTTTACAGTACGAATAGCACTGTTTACTCCCTCTTTAACAACAGAGTAGACCCCGGTTGCAGAGGCAAGAGTGGTTGCTGTAAGAGGAGTTTCATTAAAACGGCCAAGCACATCATTAACAAGACCAAGGTAGTTGTAGGCCATCTACTGCTCCCTAATTGGAAAGTTAATCTTACGTTCACTTATCAAACTGCTAGTCCCAAATGTTATCCGGCAAGTAACTACATAAGAGGAGTTGTTAGCTCCCCCTGAGAAAACACCTCGTGCCACTGTATTGGAGTTAGAACCACCCTCGAAGGTCAACCCATTTACAGTAGTCCCTGCTACTACACTGGTCTTAACTCCAGCTGCATCCTTGATAAACCAAGCTACTGCTGAGATCGTATCACTTCCAAGGAAACGAGACCAGTCTACTGAGTAGTCTAGCCTTGCGTCAGGGTCCTTAGGGGGCCATTTTAAACTCACGCTGCGTTCCTTCTTGTGGATACCATTGCACTTCTATTCTCTTGGTCTACCCTTACACTACGAGTGACTTCGTTAGGTTCAGCAGTGACCAGTGCCTGCCGGTTTTCTTCGTCTACGTAGACAACTGTTCCTAGGTTTTTCCCAGTCATACTAATTATAACATAAGAGGCTCCTACTGTCGAGATACTTTTTGTATCTATCTCTCTTCGTAGTGTTCGTACACCAGAGACAGCTACGGTTGAAGAACTAAGAACACTGACGTCTCTACGTAAAATACGCGCTGCAGAGGTTGAGAGGGTAGATTCGCTATCTATCCCCACCTTTCTCCTAAGAGTACGCGCCGCAGAGGTTGAGAAGCTGGAAGCACTTACGATACTTACGGCCCTAAGAAGCTCTTTAATGAACAGGGCTGTAACGTTGGACGAACCAGCGACAGAGGCAGACCTGTTTAGTGTTCTTACCGCAGAGGCAGTGACAGAGGACTGGCTAGAGATAGACGCAACTCTATTCTGAGTTACAAAGGGCAGGGCTTGTACAGAAGAAACACTTGAAATGCTACTTGACCTGTTGAAAGTCCGAATAACATCGTAAGTATCTTGACCGTATCTTCCTAGCCCGTATACACCTCTAGCCATTTTGAGTACCTTAGGTTAGTGAAATATCTACACCACCAATTGGGAATGTGATCGTGTCTCCATTAGCGACGACAGCCGAAGTGATACCGTCCCAGGCGAGCATGTTACCGCCTGTCGCCGCATCAAAGATACCAATAGCAACAACAGTACCGAAGCTACCACCAGAGGCAGTAAAGGTTTCTGCACTTGTATTAGTAATCGACCCACCAGATGAAGCACTAAAGGCTACAGCCTGACGTGAGTAACCATTACCAGATACCTCGGTACCTCCTCCAGCGTCCGAAGGTGTAGCGGTAAACAAAGCTAAGTGTACAGTTGTCGAAGTAGGTGTGCCTGTATTACGGAAGACGTAGTTTAGAACAGCGTCCTCAAGGTAGTTTGTAAAGCTTGACATGTGTTTATTTCTTTCTATGGGAGGGCACTATAAAAGTTAAACTGCCCCCGTGGTTACACAGGGACAGTCAGGTAGTTCTTAAGCGAGAGTGTCGCGGTCTACTTCACTAGCACCTTTGATACCCGTAGCAGTAACATCCATCAACATGGCATACACACGGATAATACCAGACGTATCTGGAGTAGTACCAATTAGCAGCATGTCTATAGTGTCTCCAGCGCCAAAGACGACAGGGACAGCAGTGTTAGCCATAACGGAGTATGCGCCAACAGCAGCACCAGTAATAGCACCCCCATCGACAAAGGCGTCTACATTACCACCAGTGATACCCAGATCAAAAGTACCAGCGGTACCCCCGGCTGGAGCAGTCTTAATTTCTGTACCCGCGAAGAGTACAGCGTTACCAGGAGAAACAGTGATAGCCTGGATGATGTCACCCGCAGCAAGGGCAGAACCCTTAGCGGTAGCAGCAGCAGCAAGGTCAATCTCAACCTCTACAAGGTAAGGCTTGCGGGAGGGGTTACCCTTGCCCCCGACTGCCTTAGCTAGAGTTGTTACGGTAGCCATAATTTAGTTCCTTTATTGTTGACTCTCATAAAGAGAGGTAATCTTTACTCTATCGAGTAATGAAATTACTCATTGTTTTCAGAGACTTACCTATGCGATGTTGTACTTGGCATTCACAAGAGCTTCTGGGCGCAAGATTTTACGACCATAGAGGTGCATACCACGGACAATGTCAGCAAAGCTGTCTTGGTCACGGTAAGTCTCTGTCTTGTTGATCTGCTCAGCAGTAGCGACAGCAGAGTCATGTCCGGCAACAATCACACCGTAGTTGGCGTTCTGGTTAGTAGTACCAACAGTACCAGGACCAGTGCCTACATTAGGCAGGTTGTTAGAGACGTAGACTCGGAAGCCATTCCAGTTGCTCAGAACGAGACCGTTACGAAGAGCACCGGAGTCACCGAAGTCAGCATTGAGGAAACGAGAATCTTCGTCCATCAGTACTTCCATCATGACTGGGTCGATGACCAACCAACGTCCACCTTTTTCAACGTTCTGTTGGTCCAGCAAGCGACCCATGCGGTTGATAACCATAACAGGAGAAGCAGTTGCAGTAGGCAGAGCAGTAGCACCAGGCAAACGAGCAGCTACAGGGATGGAGTGATCACCAGCAGAAGCAGTTGTGATGTTGCCAAAAGAACCCTTAGTCAGCTTCATCGAAGCCAAAAGTTCGTCTGTACCAGCGGTAGAAACAGCTTTGGTACCGTTTACAGTGGTGTTTACTTCGTCAGCGTTGACGTGGTTAGCAGACTGAGCGTAACCGGAGAGGTAGCCCAAGACTTCTTGGTCGTGGTTATCAGCCAAGCGGTAAGCCGCACGGTTAGTAGCCAAGTCCATGAAGTTAACGTGGGAGTGAGCAGTCTCAATGTCGTCACACTTGAAGGCAAAATAGTTAGCCTTGTCGATGACCAGAGAGAAGTCCTCGTCGTCGAGGTCTTGAGCAGCAACCTGTGTGCCGCGCTTGTACTCACTTACAGAAATCTCTGGCTCTTTGATGATACGAACCGTATCGCCTTGAGCAGCGATCTCACCGAAGTAGTCAGAGTTGGTTACGTCTCCAACTACTGTAGCCTTACGGAATGCAAGTTGTACTTTCTTTGAGTAAATTACGGAGCTAAAGTTCCCGTTGGGAAGATTACCATGCCCGCCTGTTGATGGAAAAGCCATATCATTATCCTTTGTGTTAGGCTTGAATAGCTGTCTGTTTTCCAAGAGGCTGACGTTTTCAGAGGTGTGTCACTTCCCGCTAAGGAGGATCAAGGCTCTTACTTTATCAGGTAGTTCTTCTACTCACGTTTAAGCTTATAGTGTTACGAATGTCGGGTATCAAGGTGAAGGTGTCAGTTACCTGGGCTTCATTCTCGATACCCTTAGTTATACTCTAACTCGTTTAAATGTCAACAGTTACTTTGACATATCGTACTTAAAGTTTCCTGTAGCCATCGCTTCCATGATTGCTTGTTCATTCTTAGCGTACCACTTGTCTGACTCACGGTAAACTTGAGACTCAGAGAACTTCTTACCGGTTCCTTCAGCATCAATCTTAGGTGTCGTTCCTTTAGACTGTACATCTAAGGCAGCATCCTTGGCGTTCTGCTTCTTAGCAGCGGGCGTAAGGTTGTTATCCATCTTGTATAAGTCGATCACACGGATGACAGCCTTGGAGTCGTCTTGGTTGTCATACAGTGCGTTCTTAATCCAGTCTGATTGCTCATCAACCCAGTCATGGAAAGAGTCAGCTTCCTTCAGGGTATCGAAGTCAGAGTGAGCCTTACGTATTTCAATCTCTGCCTTACTACGTTTAGTCTCGTAGTTGAGGTCATCAAGTTCTTTAAACCGAGAGTCAGTCTGCTCAAACATTTCCTTAGCTTTACGCTGGGCAATAGTCTCAACGATACCAGCAATGTCAGGATACTTTGAGGCCCAAGCTTCAATGTCTTCGTCTGACTTAGGAGGAGCAATACCTTTAGCACCACCTTCCTTTAGAGCATTGAGTTCAGCTTTGTGTTTAGCTTCTTGTTCCTGTTGGTAACGACGTAGATCACCATAACGCTTCTTGAAGGTAGATTCCTCTTTAGAGAGTTTAGTCTCCTCTTTGGTGTCCTCTACTTTTACCTCGGGGGTTTCTGCCCCTTCCTCAATAACTTCTTCCTCAGTACTGTCTTCTTTACCTTCGGACTTCATGAGTTCTTCAAGTTCTTTCTCGTCAGCTTCCATACGTTTACGATTGCTTCGGTTGTCATACCGAGGGTTAATCATTACGGACTTAGCTTGCTCGCGTACCATTTCGTTAGCCATTTGTAGTTCTCCAGTTGGGGCCGCTTATAGCGGGTTGCCATTAAGTTGTTGTAGTTTACTTCTTGTTTGTTCGTTTACTTACAAGACCACCTTTGTTACGTCCTTGTGGCCGTGCCCGTGGTCTTGCTGATGTGGTCGGGGCGTTAGCTGTAACTCCTGCTGCATCTGCTGCCCTATTGTTTCTGGCTATACGGTCGTTTCGCTGACCAGCGTCCTCACTGCTGCTCCCCATATCAAATTGAACTGTGTCCCCTTGAGAAGGTCTTCCACTGTCACCACCAGCCTTAACGTCGTAAACAGGATTAGACCTAGAAAAGGTTCCTACTCCTTGGCTGTTGGTGTAAGGAGCTGTCCTTTGACCCGTAGTTCGCCTTGCGTTTACGTTGAGTGACTCCATATAATTCTCGAAGATACCCTCGCCGTCAGATATGTCTTTTGAAAGCCTACCCGCAAGACCGAAGTTTCCTCGTGCTTCGTCAGCCATAGCCATCAAACGATCAGAAGACTCTTGGTCACCAATCTGTGAGTAGTACCGAGCAGCAGCACTCACTTCAGCAATGTCACGCATCCCTACAGCTGCCCTAGCAGCCCCACCTAGGAGACCACCTACTGCCGTTATACCTCGGTTAGCAAATCTGTCCTTTAGTTTGTCTTCAGCCCATGTCGAAACAGACTCAGTGTCTGTAAAGTCTAGGGTACCAAGGGGATTACCAAAGGCACCCGGCCCTTCTCCTGAACCAGCACTGATTCCTCTAGTACCCCTAGCATCTCCAGGAGTATTTCTTTCACGACTGCTACCGGTGTTACTAACTGCATTTTGAACTACTAAAGGTGTCTCAGAGAAACCAGCTGGGATAGCCTGAGCAGGCTCACCGTTTATAAAGAGAATCATCTGACTAGTTCCACCGGGACCAAAGTATTCCTTGTAGGTGTAAGCAGAAGAACGCATAAGCTGATCCGCTAGACCAGGAGTATTCCAAGAGGCAGGGTTAAACGTCGGTTGGTTTACAAGACCACCCTCAGCCATCATAGGGAGTTCCTCTGTTACGAGGGGTCCTTGTGTCTCCATGGTGTCATCTACAGGTTCACCCCCTACACGCCCATCTTGCTCCATGTCCAGCATACCCTG